TTCACCATTTCTTTGTTTTTATTTCTAGTCGCAATTATAGGGAGATAAATTATGGCAATGGACAAGGTTACAATTAAATGCACAAAGAAAGTCTGGACGGTACATGTACCGGAAAGCCAGATTGCAATCTTCGACTGGATCTTGCAAGAGGGTCTCGCGGGTCTAGGTATGATAGATTTCGATGATCAATCACAGCCTATAGTCACTCAGGGTCATCTAGATAAATGGAATGGCGTTGACTGGATTTGGAAATAATTCTCCCAGACCGGACGGAGCGCATGCCGTCCGGTCTACTCCGTCCCAGATCCTAGGATCTGGGGCGCTCTTTTTATATATAGAGACGCAGGCCGCAGGCCGCAGGGTTTATAGAGTAAATTATTTATTTGATTATCTTATAAAACTGTATAAAATAATCGTATTGTTAACCAATGATAGGGGAATATCATGTTATCTAACGTCTCGAAAATGCCGGGCAAGTCTATCAGCTTGTCCGCCTTTGATTGCCAGACTGGCGAAAAGCTTTCCAAAATTAAGGGATCAGTTTGTTTTGATTGCTATGCGCGTAAAGGCATGTATCGCATGCCAAACGTGATCAACAAAATGAAAGAGCGCAAAGAATTTTTTGACTCTATCGATTTTGTGCCGCGTATGGTGGCGCTCTTAAACAAAACCCGCTCAGAATATTTCCGCTGGTTTGATAGCGGCGACGTGCAATCGGTACGCATGGCGCTAAACATTCTGGATGTTGTCGAAGCAACACCAAACAAGCGCCATTGGATACCTACAAAAGAGCGGGCAATATGGCTTGAAGCAATCAAGCAATACGGGCGCAAGCTTCCAGACAATGTGGTGATCAGATACAGCGCCACAATGGTCGACCAAGCGCCGCCCGAAAGCTGGCAACATTCAAGTGCTGTGATCAAATCAATTGATGCTATCGGGCATGAATGCCCCGCGCCTACTCAGCAAGGTAAATGCGGCGAGTGTCGCGCATGTTGGGACAAGAATGTTAAGACTGTTTCCTACCACAAACACTAGGTTTCCCCTAGCCCCGGCCAGCATAGCTGGCCGGGGTAAATTTTTTGCGACTCGATCCTACATGATAGGACGCAGGGCGCAGGCCGCAGGACATCGATACTAGGGCGCAGGCCGCAGGAATTATTTGTTTGATGATATCTTATTTTGTGATACTATTTATCTGGGCATTGTGCCCATCCCCCGTGTTTCGCGGGGTCAACCGCGCTATTTCTAACTGTGTAAATAACGCTATTCATGCGCTGGGCTTCTGTGCCCAGCGAAAGGGGAATTATTATGTCTTATCATAAACGATTTTCAGTCAGTCCATATCATGTGTCCATGAACGCAGAATGCAAAAAGTGGATGGAAGAAAACGAGGTCACGATCCACTCAGTTCGAGACGCTGGTATGTATGGCAACCGCCATGTTTACTACTCATCACCAACTTTAACAGGTGGCGAGGTTCGTAACGGTTCAGGCTACGAAAGTTTGAGTGGGCATCACTCAACTACCTTTAACCACAATGACCCTGTGGATGCATCTTGATAAAAAGCCCGACTCAATTGAGTCGGGCTTTTCTCGTGCGCGGTCACCATCCCCACATATCGAGGGCCGCAGGACGCAGGGCGCAGGGCAAACCCGACATATCACCTATATACAAGGCCGCAGGGCGCAGGTCATCGAGCCTCGAACCTTGGATCTCCAGCACTTTATCCCCGCCAAATAAAAATACATCGCTGGTCGAGGGGTCGTAGAGCAAGAAAAAACTTGCACCTTTACATCGAGTATGAGCCAAATGCCAAGCAATCTGGGACTTTGACACCGAAACTCTGTTGTTTTTAACTATTTTTAACTCAACCCATACTGGTACACCCGATAAGCAAATATATACGTCAGGCATGCCCTCGCCAGCGCGGTTTTCAATCCTTTGATAGTGGCTCTTTTTCGGTAAACTCTGCTTCAATAAGTTGGACAGGTTCTTTTCTGTGCTTGGCATCTTCAACCCTTTTCATATCATCGAATGCAGATGGGTATTGTTTGCGGATGGCGGCAAGTCTGGCGGTGATCTCATCGCGGCTCAGTTGGTCTAGCTGGTGGACGTGGTTCTGCTCTCGCCTATCAATGGTCAAACCACCCAGCGCGGAGCGTATCTTTTCAGCGTTTATTGCCGCGCTAAACTGGCCTGATTCCTCTGCACCTTTCGATAATTCTTCCAGCCGTTTGAGTTGTCCAGTCAGTGTGACCTTGTATCTACGCTCTCGAGCCTCGCGCATCTCTTTGACAAGCTCGACAACTTCAGGAAAGTCCCTGCCGTTCAGAAGCTTTGAAGCTTGGGTGTTGGCGCTCTCTTCAGCATAGCCTGCCTTCCGCGCACATTCAGCGTTGGAGTAGATGCCTTCGACCACATACTTTGCAAACTCTCGCTGGCGGTTTGTCAGTCCGGCTGGCCTACCGCCTTTGTTCTTTGGCTTATCTTCCATAGTAGTTTTCTCAGTATTTTTCAGTTTTCAAAAAGTCAGAAATAAACTCGCGCAACACTTGATAGCCCCTGAAAGTGTCACAGTGTCACACAAGTGTCACGGCTGTAACCTATGGTGGAACTCATTTGTGACGCCTGTGACGCTGTGACAGCATTTTTCAAAAATAAAAAAACTTTTTCAAAAAATATCACAGAAACACTATTAGACATGATTTATATCTTTTTTTATTTGACAGTCTTATACATAATATGAGACAACATCTTATAACGTAATTGAATATAGCACATAGGAGCGGTCATGCAACAAGTAGACTACAGGTTCGAGGATCACGGTTCGATCTGGTTGTGCCAGCCATTGACTGGCGATGCTAGAGAAAATCTGGATCAGGCATGTGAGAGTTGTGAAGACTTTTACATTCGTTGGGGTAATGCCTTGGTTGTAGAGCCAAGGTTCGTGGAACACGTTGCAATGCAATTGGTAGAAGAAGGGTGGACAGTAGAATGAGTAACGACAAACAACCAAATCTGACAGACAGTCTTTTTAAGCTTGAGTCGAATGATCTTGTGGACATGATAAACAATCAGTTCGCGGAGTTGCTGAAGCCTAAAAAATTCTACCCAACAGTATCGGTTGAGTATTCGCCCAGCGGTGATGAGTGGGAAGAGATTGCTGAAACAATCTGGATCACCGCGCTCGAGGGTGGGTGCAATCACTGGATCGATTACATCCACACACATCAAAACGATCTTAAATGTGGTCATACTGTGGTGGATAAAAATTTTGATATCGTCATTCATCATGGCAGTGATGGCTGGGGTGATGAAAGTGAGGTCGATAAGGCCAAAGCCTTTGACGTGATTGTTGACGGTATCTGGTTGCTGGATCCAGAGCGCCAGCGCATGGCACTGACGGTCAGTGAGCTTGGTCAGTTGGATGCTAATGATTGTGACTACATCATCCAGTTGGGTGTGTTTGGTAAGGAGGTGTATTGCTAATGTCTATTACATACAAAGCTATTGATCCTGAGAGTGGGATCAGGTGGTGCGTCCGCATGGTGTTTATTGGAGATCAGTACGGTCTCAATCATTGCCTGACATATGGCGACAGGGAATTCGATGAGGACAAGGATGATGATCCATTGATCGAGTTCTATGACATGGACTCTGGTGCGGCGGCTATCATGCGTAACTCTGGCGACAAGACTGAAGCCTATCTGGCTGAAGAGTATGGTCAGTTTGTCAGCCGCTACTATTACAGCACATTGAAGATGCGAGATCCGCTGGGCAAGGGCAGTGCTTTGACTGACTGGTCTCAGCGTGGCCTCAATCTTGATGGCGGTGTTGATCGGTGGTCGGTGTCGAGTGAGTTCATGGTCGATGCTATGGCGGCTATCAATCAGGAAATGGCAGATAGGGAGATGGCGTGATGACACTTAAACAACTCATACAAGACAAAAAGAATACAGCCTTTGTGGATGGCTACAATGCCGCAGATGATGAGGCACTTGGCTTGTTAATCGCTCAATACTTTGAGCATGACGGTGAGCAGATATTCCGCACAATGTTCTATGCAATGGAAGATGCAAACTTTCATGATTTCAATACCAAGATTAAATCTATATGGGAGAATGACGATGATTAGCAGAAAAGAATTGATGGAATGGCTTAAAACCTGTCCTACCAATGAGTGGCATCAGGTAGGTGAAGATGATTTCTGGTGGCAACAACAGGGGTGCATTCGTATCTCTTTTGATATTGATGAGGAGAATGATGATGATAACGCTTGAATTTACAGAGGTTGATCACATGACCGGAAAAGATGTGGATCAGATATTTTTGGTCGGTGACAGGTTTTCTGTCACCACCCGAAACATCAAGTGCGGTGAAACTGAGCGCACGGTAACCGTGATCAATGACGGCCTGTGTCGGCACGATGGGTACTTTGTCGCTGAGTCTTACGAAGATGTGCGGGACATAATTGCCAACAAGATAATCACTGCGAGGGCAAAGGCATGAGTAGCGTTTTTCAAAACTGGCCCCCAGATGAAATACATAGAAGTTTCACACAATGTGGATCTAAACAGATCCAAGGTCATGAAGAGGCAGTTCATCATTTTGATGAGGGTTTTTCTAATGACTATAAAAATTATGAGCCGATGGATGGTTACAAGGTTTATGCCTACCACCACAAAGGTGGTAAAGGTGGATCTGCCGCTCCTAATTTTAGTGAGACAATCAGCCTTAAAGGGAAGTTTGTTAAGGCAGTTGCAAAGCATAAGGTCGAATTTAAGTGGTATCGCAAAAGAAGAAAGTCGCGGTGCGATTACATTGTTAATGTGCTTTTTCATGTGAAGGGAGATGACCCTGACACAAGATGCCCGAAGCGTTTTCTATGGGATTAGGGGGGACAATGACGAAGCGTAGACCATATCGAAAGCGGCCTGCTAGCAACACCTGTTTAAAGGGTTATCAGGCAGTCAAAGCTAACACCTATGATGTGACGCTGGTGGTTGAGGTAACTCGCAGGCTAAGACTGAAGGCCTTTGATGAGGAGCAGGCGGCGTTCTTTGCAGAGAACCGCATTCGCAAAAACTGCAAGACGTTGGCTACTCACATGAAGGGTACAGTCGGGGACGTTCACATCATGTTTATAGAGGAGAATGATGACGATGTCAGTTCCAACTAGGGAACAAATTATCAGGGATCTGCGTATCCCAGAGGTAACCTACAAGCGCGATAAGCTTGGTCGCAGGATACCTAAGACAAACATCGAATACGGTGTATTGAGACCCATACTTGAAAAGGAGAAAAGAAATGGGAAGACCAAAAAACTATGAGAACATGACGCATGAAGAGAAGGTGGAATTTCATGCCAAGCAACGTGAGCAGGAAGCAATGGTGCGTGAAGCCCTACTGTTTCAGCTACGCGACAAATATCCATCAATGGTGGAAAGCGTGGAAGCACTAGCCAATGTTGCTAGTAGTATCGGCGAAGATCTTCAGTGGCATGGCATCGAGGCTGTTACCTGTGCCGATATGCACAAGCTGATCGACACTGCTCATACAGTTCGCAGGCTGTTTCATCTCGACATTGAGGAGCACGGATAATGAGTAAGTACCTGCTGATCATGGTCACGATGACCAGCTTCAATGGTGGTACGGTCAATGTGATCAGTACCCACGACACAATAAGTGAGTGCCATATGGCACTCACCCAACACGGGTTTAAGTCCGAAGAACCAATGCACAGCACCTTCTGCCTGACTACCGAAGAGGGTGTAGACTGGAGATTAGAATGACAGATCGTGGAACATATCGGGTCAAGGTTCGGGTGTTAGTGGATCGTGAAGTATACGTCCATGCATCTGACCTTGAAGACGCAGAAGAAAAGGCTATGCGTGAAGCTGTAAACTTAACAGGTGGCAGAGAACCAGAGGTGGTTTGGCTACATCAGGAGACTTCAGATGGGTAAGATGAAAGCATGGATGATGGATCGCGAG